CCCCCGCCGATTCGCTGCCAGCCGTCGCCGGCCGGGGCCTCGCCTTGGGGCTCGGGCTCGTCGTAGGTCATCGGCTCGCCGTAGCCCTTGCTGAGCCTGTCGGCGATGCTCGCGGTGATTCGGCTCATGGGGCCACCTCCACCGTCACGGAACGTATTCCGGGGCTCCTGGGCGTCGTGAGGGCCTTCGCGGTGGCCTCCTGGTCCTCGGTGGCCTCCTGCTCGCCGGCCTCCTGGTCATCCTCGCCACCGTCGGCGGAGTTGAGCCACGAGTCGAAGTCGAAGCCCCCCTCGTCGCCTCCATCGCCCTCGCCCTCGCCCTGCTCGCCACCTCCGCCGCCGGGCTCGCCGCCCTGCTCGCCCCCGCCATCGTCCGGCGGGTCGATGTACTGCGAAGCCATGGCCACGTACTGCGGGTCCATGGGGCCGATGTCCGCGATCGGGTTCTTGAGCGGCGGGAGGTCGCGCCGGGCCCGCACCTCGTTGATCGTCTCGATGTGCTGCACGGCCTTGGTATCGAGGTCCAAGCGCTCGGCCTCGGACACGGTGTCCAGGCCGATGAAGCGGAGCGTGAAGTCCTCGTCGAGCCTGTGGACCAGCATGGTGTTCAGCCAGCCCTCGACGGACCGGAGAAGCGGCCGGAGACCGCGCTCCTTGGACGCCTGGATCCGCTCGCCTGGGCCTCGCTGCGAGAGGGTGCTGGCCTGCCCCTCGTTTCCATATACGAAGTTAACTTCCGCCGGGTCCATTCCGTAGAGACTTGTGGCGACCTTGAGGAGCCAACTGACCCATGAGGAGAATTCCATGTCCTTGTTATTATTCTGGAAACTGATGTGCTGAAGCTCTTCCTTGTTGTCCGGGTCGAGCTTGATCATCGGCATACGGTTGGCGCCGCCGGAGCCGGAGAGGAGACTGTAGAACTCACGCCTGAAGGCCCGCCAGAGTTGCGGGCTGAGCTTGGCCTTCAGCGCCAGCACGCCCTTCGCGTGGACCCCGTGCCGGAAGTTGTTGGAGTTGTAGGTCTCGGCGCCGAGGATGTTCGTCACGACGCGCATAAGCTCCTCAAGCTCCGGGAATCCATAGTTATTCGTGACCAGCCACGTCCGCGGCCGACGGATCCCGAACAGCATCTCGTGCCCGTCCCACTCGGCCCTGGACTGCTGATTGATCCACTGCACGTAACGGTCGGACTGCTTGCCGTAGACGCCTCGTGCGAGGTCCTCCGCGGTCGGCTTGGCTCTGCGGATGGTCGTGGCGTCCACCGGGATGAAGGCGACGATCTTCCCGCCGCGCGTCCAGACTACCTCCATGCACCCCTGGTCGTAGGAGAGGCTGTCGCGCACAAGGGCGCGGATGCAGGCCTCGAAGGTCCAGCCGCGCGAGACCTCCGGGTCGCCGCACGTGAGGAGCCACTGTTCGATCTCGCGGGCCTTCTTCTTGACGGCGCGGGTGGCCTTCTTCTCTGGGTCCCTGAGCACGATCTGAAACCCCGTCGCGTAGGGGTTGGGCTGCGGCACCGCGAACTCGGCGATCTGATTGATCCTGGTCTGGATGATGGCGCCGATCACCGGGACGCGGGCCATGGCGCGGAGGGTCTCGAAGGTGAGCCCCATCGTCCCCTGATGCCAATCGGTCGCGTAGTCCGCGCCGGTCGTCAGTGAGACGTCGAGGGGATCGATCTCCCACGCCTTGGGCTCCACGCGGGTGGCCTTGCGAGCCTTCACCAGGGCGTCGACGGCGCCCGGGTACTCGGACTCGATGCGAGCCACCACGTCGATCACGCCCGGGTGCTCCTGCTCCAGGATCGGAAGCTCGGCGGCCACCTCCGGGTCCAGGTCGTCGAACGAGAAGGGCGCGGCCTTGGCGATCTCCACGTCGCGGCCGAGGAGACGCCGGAGGAAAGATGCGATCATGGTCTGCCCCTGCTGACGGCCTGCAAGGCCTGTGGCGACCCGAAGGCCTCGCTATGCTTCAGGCGGATGCTCGGCGCGGTTTCGGGCATTCTGAGGCGTCCTCGGGGCTCCGGTGCGCGGATCGTAGCCTCTGCGCCCCCCTCGGCGCAACGGCTCAGACGTCGAAGAGCGGATCGCCGCAGTAGCTCTCGATCTCATCCCAGAGCGGGTCCCGGTCCTCGTGCTCGTCCTCGACGGGCTCCTCGGTGCGCCCGCCGAAGGCGTCGTAAACACGTTCCGGCGTAGCCAGGGCGTGGGCCTGGGGCCCTCGGCGGAGCACCGTCTCGGCGATCCACAGGGCAAGCACGGTGTCATCGTGGGCCTCGCGCCCGAAGCCGTGAAGCTCGGCGATCAGGATGCGGGTGAACTCCTTCGCGGCCTCGTCTCCGCACGCCAGCGTCACCTTGCCGGCCTCGAAGAGCGCGGCGAGGGCGGGGACTCCCTCGTAGGGATCGGCCTTCTGGCGGCCGGTGTAGTGGCCGACGAGCGGGAGGTCGGTGGTTTTTTGGAGGCCGATATAGTGAAGCTGGCCGAAGGCGTTTTTTTCCACGCCGACGGCGCTGGGTCCGTAGACCGCGAGCTTGTCCCCCTTGCACTCGGCGCAACGGTGCTTGCCGGGGACGAGGATGCCAGCATGGTCGCAGACGTCGCACAGGTAGCGGTGCTGCATCGCGTTGTACTCGTGCAGGACGAGACCGCGGATGCGGGCGGGCGTGATCCCTCGGCGACGGGTCCCGGCGAGGAGGTAGCGGTTGCCCGCGGCGTCGGCGGCCCACGTGACGCCCACGGTGTAGTCGGAGTCGGTGGCCTCGGCCTCCTTCTTGCTCATCTTGAGGGAGAGGTCCCAGGCCTGGACGATGACGAGGCCGGGCACGTTGGGGATCTCGTGGGTGGCGAGGTCTGTCCCGCGGGCGGCGGCGGCCTCCAGCCACTCCAGCCGGAACAACGCGGTGTCGTCGTCGATGGCCTCGTTCTGGTACTCGCGGGAGAAGAGCCGGGAGCCGAGGGCGCGGCGCTCGGCGAGGAGGTATTCGAGGGGGCGCTCCTCCGGCCAGAGCACCTCGGGTTTCCCGGTGTAGTTGATGCCGTCGAGCACCTCTCTCCCGTGCTCGTCGGCGCGGTAGAGATACTCGTACGTGTCGGGCATCTTTACGATTGCGCGGTCCACGATGGCGGAGAAGGTGGGGTCGAGGAGGAGGTGGGCGTAGAGGTCGTCGTGGTGCTTCCTGGTGCCGATGACGAGCATGAGGCCGCCGGGCTGCACCATGGGTCGCACGGTGCCCCTGAACCACTCTCGGGTCTTCCTGCGCTCGCCCTCGCTCAAGGCCCGAATGTCCGCCTCCACGTCGTCGAGGATGATCAGATCGAAGTGCCCTCCGGTGAGGGCTCCTCCGCGGCCGACAGCTTCCAGTGATGGGTCTACGGACGGCGTGGGGCGCTCAACGTAGGTGACCGAGGCCCCCCAACGGTCGGGGGAGCGCCGGTCCGCGGTGGCGGCGCGGAAGGGCCCGAAGCCCAGGTCGGGCTCGTGGGTCCAGTCCTGCGCAACACGTTCGGAGAGGAGGAGGGCCTTGACCCGTTGCGCGCGCTTGACGGCCTGCTCCTTGTTCTCTCCGACGATGAGGCATCGGGCGTCGCGGTTGAGGCAGAGGGTCCGGGCGATGATGGAGATCGTGGCCTCGGTCTTCCCGTGCTTACGAGGGCCGAGGAGGAGCGCGAACGCCCGGTTGGTCGAGTCGGCAACCAGGGAGCGGGCGTGCTCGATAGCGGCGAGCCAGCGGTCACGGTGGGCCGCGTAGCGCATACCGCAGTAAAGGCGGTCGAAGACCGTCGGGTTGATCTCGGAGAGGAGGCGGCGCCCGGCCGGCGTGCCTGCGAGGACGGCGGGGTCGAAGTTGCCTGGGGGCGGCTGCTTCAGTCTGAGCCGCGTGGTGGCGTCTGCGGGGCTGAAGCCTGGGGGGGTCCCCCGCGGGGCCTTCTGAGCGGCTGGGTGCTCGCTCACGTGGAGCCCTGGTTGATCTCCTCGGCGATCTCCACTGCGCGGGCAATGTCGGGAGCGGCGGCGAGTCGCTTCGAGAAGTCGTGGGCGAGCGGGCCGTCCATCCCTTCGAGTCGGGCCCGAATGCGCGCGTTGGCGTCGATCACCTGTCCCCCGCCGGCCTGTGGGTCTGCTCCGGTCTGGTCGCCCTGTCCCCCGCCCGCTGCGATGATGCGGAGGGTCGTCTGGGTTCCGAGGCCGAGCAGACGTGTTTGCTGGGCGTCGGCCATTAGCGCGGTCTTGTAGAGCCGCTCTTGCGCGTCGGCGGTCTTGGCGGCGGAGGCGCGGCGGATGCATTGCTGCGCGATGTACTCGGAGCGCTCCACCATGCGAGACCAGCGGAAGCGGATCAGTTGCTCGCCCTGGGTCTCGCGCCAGAGCGCGTGGATCTCCTCTATCCAGCGCTCGATCGTCTTCCGATGCCAGCCGGTGAGTTGGGCGATGTACTGCGGCGAGTCGATGCCGGAGAGGAGAAGCTCGGCCACGCACCGGAGCC